CATCATCTGGCAGAAGTGCAAAATCTTCATCGTGAAGGCGCAGGCCGAATGGCTCATGGCCGTTTGCGTGTGGGGCAGCGCGACAACGTGAAATCGCATGGGGTTCTCATGTGACTGTTCAAGTGGGAAGCACGTGCCTGCATCTCACGGTGACACTAGCTGGCAGGAGTCCAGGCCGCTACGCCGCCGGTGACGCTCAAAGAGTACACACCGTCCGCCAAGGCGGAGGGATTGGGCACGCCGTTGCTCGGGCCAGTCGCGCCAGTGGGCCCTGTCGCACCAATTGACCCCGCAGGGCCGCGCGCGCCTGTTGGGCCGATCGCACCTGTAGGGCCTGTGTCCCCTACATCACCGACAGGTCCGGTTGGGCCAGTCGCCCCGACGCCGAAAGGCCCGGTCGCACCGCTAGGTCCCGTAGCTCCGGTAGCCCCGACGCCAATAGGCCCGCTCGCCCCGGTAGGTCCCGTAGCTCCGGCAGCGCCAGTCGGTCCCACTGCGCCGGTAGCTCCGACGCCAATGGGCCCGGTCGCCCCAGTAGGTCCCGTAGCTCCGACATCGCCTTGCGGCCCAGTCGCGCCCACCGGTCCCGTGGGGCCGCCATCGGGCCCCGTTGCTCCGGTGACGCCCTCGGGTCCTGTCGCACCGTCCGGGCCGGTCTCGCCAATCGGACCTGATGGGCCTGTCGCACCGGTAGCCCCGGTCGCGCCAACGCCGGTTGGCCCGGTCGCGCCAGCAGGGCCAGTCGCGCCAGCAGGTCCGGTAGCCCCGATGCCGGTAGCCCCGCTGGGTCCAACAGGCCCCGTGGGACCGCACACACCTGTGCATCCAGCGGCACCTGTAGCTCCTACAGCACCCGTGGCACCAACGGGGCCAGTTGCACCTTGCGCACCAGTAGGTCCGATACGCCCTGTAGGGCCAGTAGCACCGGTAGCGCCACTCGGACCCGTAGGGCCGCCGGAAGGACCGGTCGCCCCTTCCGGACCGCTCGCGCCAGTTGGTGTGCTGTATACGAACATGACTATACCCCCATCCACGCCAGGTCTTGTGCAGGAGTCAGGGAGACTGCATAAATCTGCGAAGCGTCGTCCACTGGCAGTTCGAGGACGGCACCTGGCAAAAGGGGCATCCCACCCGTAGCCGGGTCTGCGTCGGCCGTCACGGTGCTGCGGCCAATGAAAATGATGTCGGTGTTCGGATACAGGTCGCCAGCACCCGGCGCACGCAGCAAGACACCGCGATTCAGTCGAGAATTCAAAATGGTCAACTTTACCGCTGTTGGACCAACCACCACGTGTCCGTGTTGCAACTCGCCGGTGGGCGAGGTTTCTTTGACTTCCCACATGGCCATTATTCCTGTTGAGGGTTCTTGCCCGGCCCGCGGACCGGCGGCTTCGTCTTGTCACTCAACGTGGTATCCCGGCTGGCCGCCTTCTCTTCCTTGCCAGCACCAGGATTCGCTGAAAGATCGGCTACGCCCCGTGCCCCGGCGTCACTGTTCATGTTCCCAGCGACCTCGTTCAAGGCCGTCGATTCCGAACCAGCAAACTTCTCGGTGGCCGGATCGCGGCTGGTGGACCCGGTGGTCTGCGAACCTAGTTGACCGCCCTTCTGCTGCGCCTGCAAAATCCGAATCGCCCTGGCGGCGTGATCCGCAGCCGCCTGGACGTGCTCGTCGTCGTTGAAGCCCAAGGCCATCGAGCCGGTCTTCTCGCCGCACAAGCCCGCCTCGACCGCCGCAATGATGGTGGTGGGGTCGCTGGTGGCATAAGGGGCTTTGTCAATCTCGTCGAAGATGGCTTGGATGTCACCGACGCCGATCTTGCCACCCAAAAGCGCCAGCACGATGTTCTTCGCCAACTCGCGCTTGACCCTCTGGCCAGGCACGGCGTACATCAGCTTGACCAGGCTTTGGGCCTCCGCAATCCGGTCGGAATCCGTCTTCAGGCTGTAGCGGTCAGGATACTTGACCGTGGCAACGTTCCGTTGCGAAGGACTCCGTTCCTCGTAAGCGGCCCAAAACTCGGCAATCTGCCGCTCTGCTGCTTCCAGCACCAGGCCGATATAAGACAAACCGGCTTCAAGCCCCTGGTTGTCCATCGACTTCGATTCCGCCGTGGCCCGGTTTGCCGTATCCGCCACGGCCAGGTGGATCAGCTTGCGGATGTCGTCCTCCAGCTTGGCTTGCAGGTCCATCGACGCCTTGAGCGGTTCGGCGGACGGATTGATGAACGCGGGCGCATTCATCCCCTTGTCGTAATGGCGGCCCTGGGTCGCACCGACCTTGATGTCGGTGTCCGCAGCGCCTTGTCCGCCCGTGGTCGCCGTGCCGTCTTCATCAACCCCTTGCTTCAGGTGTTGGCCGCCGGCGCGCTGGTCCTTCTGCTCGATATAGAAGGGGAAGTTGCTCTTCAGGGCGTAATTCACGTCGCTGGAGACCAGGTTCAGCAGCGCGATCTGGTGATTGATGACATCCTTAATCATGCTGTCGCCAAGGTCCAACAGCACGAAGGGGATGCGGGTCAACTCCAACTCCACGGCCCCGGCGGGATTCCCCTCGCGGTCGATGGGATTGCCGGCGGTGTCCAGGAATTGCAGGTTGACCTTGCCGGTGTCGCGGTCGATCCACAACATGCGGAACCGCTCGACGGTCGTCGTCGGCAGGTAGGTCCGCTGATCGAAGTTCAGCACCACGTCGCGGAGCAAGAGCGCCTGGAACGTGGACGGTTCGTCCGGCTTGGCGCAGGTCCAGCTCAGAATGTCTTCGATGGGGTAGAAATACAAGTAGGGACGAAACCTTTGCACGTCCGCCAGGGTTGCGTTGCCGGGGACCGAGGGAGAATCCACGTAGACGCCCACGCGCCCCATGATGAGCAACTCGGTCAGCACCTTGATGCCGAGGAAGCCGTTCATGGTATTGCCGCGCAGATCGACACCCAGGTCGAGGCCACCGACCGCGCGCTGATAGGCCGGGCTGCCGCCACGCCGGGTGGTGTCCTTGAGCCGTTGGAAAATGGCGTTGCGCACGTCGTCGATCGCCACCCGCGCATACGTGGGGGTGGGCGTCATGTCCGAGCGCACTTGGAAATCCTGCTCGTCTTCACGAGCGGTGAACTTGCGGAGGTACAACTTCCGGAAGTAATCGCCGCCGTTGTAGCAGATACGCCACTTGCGCCAGTCCAGCAGGCTGCTGAGGTAGCTCGGGTGCCTGACTTCGACGATATTCGTGATGAACTCAACAACCACGGGCGTATCCTCTTAGAGAACCTTACCGATGTTGGTGCCGCCCGCTGACGGTACAAAAGTCAATGCGATGTCGGCGTAACACAGCGCGTGGGCGTAGTGGTCGGGTCCGGTGTTCACGTAGGTGGCCGTAGGGTTGCCGTGCTCGTCCTTCTCGTAAGTCCGCACAAGATTCTTGACGTGCTCGCGGAACTCCAGCGAAATGTCGGCCGGCAACAGCAGCCGTGAAGGATTTGCCTTGAAGCGACCGAGCGCGCAGGAAAGCCAGGACGTGCGATCCACCGTCGCCATCGGCGCGCCGGTGTCTTCCTCCGTGATCGCTATCTCCTTCGCCGTGATGCCTCGCCGATAGCGGCACAGATGGACATAGCCGTAGAACTTGCGGGCGAACCGCCGGGCGTCGTTGATGTTCGGATCAGCGTCCACCACGCAGGACAGGATTTGCCACTCCCGCATCAACTGGCCGACATAGGCCCAATCCTCTTCCCGGAACTTGCCGTACCAGAGCAGCTTGCCGACCGCCGCCAGGTTGATGTCCACCCGGCGGTCGCCGTCGAATATCCACTCGACGACCGTGATGTAGCCGGTCTTGCCCTGGTCCACGCCCATCGTGATCGAGCGTCGGCCGCCGACCGCCGGCCGCACGTCGTGCGTCGTGTGCTTCCGCACGGCAGCGTCCAGCATCGCATCGGAGACCTGCGCGCCCTCGCCAAGAAAGGGAATGCCGACCTTCGAGTTGTGGAATTCCTTGTTGGCCGCCTCGTCCCCCTGCCCGCGGAAATGCGCGATGACAATTTCGCCGGGGGTCACCGTGGACGAGTAAAGCTGGTTGGCGTAAAAGCCACGGGACTCGCGCGGGTCTGCCTGCGGATTGGTCGGCTGCCACACGCCGCCGGAGAGGAACTCCGTCTTGGCCGTGTGGTCCAGCTTGTGCTTGCACTCCTTGCACTTGATGAACGACTCCACGCAACGCGGATCGCTCACCGTCTCGCCGACGATCTCCACGCAGTCCGGCCAAAGTAGCTCGGTCGATCGGCCGCAGTGCGGGCACTTGAAGTAAAAATGTTCCTGCGTGCTGGTCAGGAAGAGCTTGTGGATGCCGTACTTCGGCACGGTCGGCGTCGAGATGGCGAGGACGTGCTTCTCGATCTGGCCGGACAACCGTTCCAAGGCCAGCCAGATGGCCTTCGTGTCCATTTCATCCAACTCGTCCAGGACCAGTTCCGAGACCGGAATGGACTTCAGGTTGGAATCGCCGCGGGAGCCGCGAATGTACAGGACATTGGTGCCCGTGGACTTGAGGCCCACGGTGTTGGTGTCCACAAACAACGCTTTGAGATACGGGCTGAGCTTCAGTGCGGTGGCGAAACGGGCCTTGGAAAAGTCGCTCGCATTCAACGTCGTGGGAAGCACGTATAGCACGTCGCGCTTCAACTGGTCGAGCGTGTAGAATGCCCGATTGATCCCCGCCTCCGTGATGCCCAATTGGGCGGCCTTCATCGCCACGGTAAAGGCCGCCTTGCTGTTGTGAATCTCGCGGCACCAAGGGTGATGCAGGAAGCTGTAAGAACCAGGGAAGGGTGCTCCCATGACCCTGCGATACTCAGCCCACCGGCTGCACGACTTGAGCGACGAGGTGGTCAGGCCCGTCGTCACACCCAGCGCAAAGGTGTCCCACAAATCATCGCGGCTATCGCGTCGCTGGGTCATCGTGGAGCCACCATTGTAGCAGAGGTTGCATGTCAGGTTCGCATGGCGTCTCGCTCGGTCAGTTTGCGTTCATCCTGTGCAACCTCATGTTTCCTCAGTTGGCCGCCGCAGCATTCGCATCGGCCGTGTTTGCGTCGTCCGGCGGTGCCGCTTGGTCCGCTGGGGCAGTCGCATTCGGTACGGTCGCATCCAGCGTGGTCGCGTCGGGCGTATCGGTTGCTGGCGCAGCCTGGGCGCTCGCGGTCGCATCGGCAATGGCCGCATTGCTGGCGGGTTCATCGGTCGCGGTCGCGGACACATCGGCCGCAGTCGCCTCGGCCGCCGGAGCGGGCTCACTCTTCCGCGTGGCGGCCTTCAACAAGGCCGGGCCGCAGCCAACGGGCGGCCGTTGATCGGGTCCAAGGAAGCAGGCGTACACGTCCACTTCTTCTTCCTGGACGCCATCCGGCAGCGGAATGTCCACCCAATAATGGCGGTTGTCCACGGTCGTGGAAATCTCGCCTTGGGGAGTAAAGAGGATAATCGTCACCAGCGGCAGACTGTCATTGTGCGGAACTTTTACTCGCATTGTTTTCCTCGCAGTGTTGGGCCACTCCCAAAAGACGTGACGCCATCTGGCGAAGATGGCTGGGATCGCCGCCCGGCGCACCAAGAAGCGTGTAAACGTGCATCATTTCCACGACCGCATTGCAGGTGACGAGGGCATGATGCCAGAGGCGCTTGCCGTCTTCGAGCACGAGGCCGGAGACAGGCGGCAGCTTCGGCTTTACCGGCGTCGGCGGGCAGTTCGCACACCGTCGCTCGGCCATCGCTACCTCCCGAACACTTCGTTCATCAGCCGGACGGCCTCGTCGATATCCTGGGTCCGCGCGGTCTCGTGACCGCAGCGGATTACCAGGTAGACGGGGATGCTCGTGATGTGATTCTGAGCCATCAGATCAGGATGCTGGTCGATGTTGACCCGTTCGATTTCCACGCCCATCTGTTCCAAGGCGTCCAGCTTCGCATGACCGGCGCAACAGGCAGGACACCAATCGGCACCAAAGGCAATGATCTTCGGCCGCGTGCAGCACTGGTTATGTTGCCTGTCCGGTTGCCTGTCCGGCTGTACCTGGCGTCGTTGGTCAGGCGTCGGCCACGGGGCCACCGGCGTCGGCGGCTCGCACCCCAAGATCAGGATGGTCGCCAGGATGGCCGACAGCGGCACGAGCACGGATTTGCAAAAGCATCGCGTCTTCATATCGACCAGCCTTTCCCGCTGCTGAGCACGGAAGCTGGCCCCGGCCGGTTATGACACCAGCCGGGGCACAGGAATACGGAAGACCTGCCACGAGATCGCTTGCGTCAGAGGCCCGGCAGGTTTGCTGAATCGACCCGGCGGCGTATGACCACAACGTCGAGTCGATGATCCCGGGATGCTATCCCTGCTTACGACTTGGAAGCAACAGGGGCAGCCGCCACAGCAGCCGGAGCAGGTGCCGCCGGAGCCGGAGCCACCGGAACCGGAGCCGCCGGAGCCGAAGCCGCCGGAGCCGAAGCCGCGGATTCGATCACCGCGATCTTCGCCTTTACCAGGGCCATGCCCTCGGGCGTAGCGAGCTTCTTATCCAACACACTCTCGTAGGTGGATTCCAATTCTTTCTCGATAGCGTCGTTGCCGGACTCCACCAGCTTGGCGGTGTCGTGGATCTTCTGGAGCAGGTCGTTCACGTCGCCCACGGCGAAGTCTTCCAGCAGCGACGGCAACAGCTTGAGGCCGGCGGCGCGCAGCTTGATCGCCAGGACTTGGGCGGACCGCTTCTTGGCCGTCAACGCTTCGTTCTTGCCGAACAGCCACTTGCCGATCTCACGACCAACGAGGACGCACGCGACGGCGGCCAGAATCCAAATCACAACAGTGGGGTTCATCTTTGCTTCTCCGAGTTTGAAAGTGCCGCATCAGCAGCAATGCAGTTACCAGACAAAGGACACGCAGGACCACGAAGACGCGAAGCCGGCCGCCTCTTACCAGTGGCTAGGCGTCCACTTCGCGGTCAGCTTCTTGCCATAGCCCAGGCAGAGGCCGGCCAACAGCGCGGCACCGCAGATCGGTGCCAATAGCCAGGCGGCCCACACCACAGCATCCGGCTCCACATCCGGCGTGCCCCCGTCATTGATCGGTTGCGGCTCGGGGTCGGGGTCATGCTGCGGTTGAGGCTCCAGTTTGGGCGGGGGTTGGGGTTGGCAATTGTTGAGCCGACGATCCACGTCGCGCCGCCACGGCAGGATCGGTCGCAGTCCTTGGGCTTCATTGACCGCGCTGGCAAAGGCCGCATTCAGCCCGGCCGCCGTCAAGGGAATGTCCTTGCCGGCACTCTCGTAAACCACGGTGCCATCGGGCTTCTGCATTCGCACCGTTGGCAGTCCCTTGATGTTGCCGGCGTACCGCTCCTGGTAGATCGGCGTGTTCGTCTCCACGGGGCAAAACTGGACTTGAGTCTTCAGTTTGAGCAGACTCGGATTGCTGTCAAACCAGCCCGAGACTTCTTTGTAGCGGCCATCGGCGGCTTCGCCGACCACGCTGATGTACCACTTGTCTTGGTCCTGCGGAAGGTTGACCACCCGCTCTTCGGCCAGAACGCCGTTCACCGTGTCGGCGAGGCAGGGAGCCACGGATGCGAAGAGGGCGAAAACACACAGCACGCACAGCAGCAATCTGTTCATTGCTTTTCTCTCTTGTGAAAATAGGACGTTGTTAGGGAAGCGGAGCCGCCGGAGTGTAGACTGGCGTTACCGCCCAACCGTTGCTTGCCTTCCACTCAGCAATCAGCGTCTCGCGCGGAACCCAGATGTAGTTCTCGACGGCGTTGTCATCCAAAAGGGCGGCCCAATGGGCGTCGAGATGCACCAAGGCGACCATGTGGCCGCCTCCCATGATCGTGATGCCGCAACCACGTCGCGTGCGGCAGGCCCACTCCAAAAACTTCACGTCACCGTTGGCGACATAGGCATAGCGGATGTTGGCCTGATCCATCCGTTGGGCCATGTCGTCCGGCCACTCGCCGTCACCGCAGTTTTGCCGCACCCAGTCGGCCGTCTTGTATCGCCCCTGCCAACGCAGCAGCGACACCATCGTGGCCCAGGTGCAAGAGCCTTGGCCATCCTCTCCCCACCAATTGCTCTGTCGCAGCGCGAGCGGCAGATTGACGGTCGGGCGTTCCTTGCGCACCGGCGGCGTAAAGCGTCTCGGTGATTCGCAGCCGGCAACCATCACCAGCAACAGCACTATGAGGGCGATTCGTTTCATCGCATCCTCCGTGGTTTGAATACCAATTCCTTGCGCCGGAGCGTCCGGCACAGATGGTTCGGATTCCAGCGGGCCGCATCGACAGTCGGCAGAATACCGATGTCCGCGTAGGCAGCGGCCACCCATTCCGAGCAAAAGATCATGTGCAGGTCTTGCTCGCGGAAGCACGATTCGACCCACGACAACCCGACGCCGGCCGAACGGAACGCCCCCATCGCGTCGTAAGGCGTGTGGATCGTCGCCATCAGGAACTTGGTCAGCCGCTTGGCTTCGCTTTCGTAGAGCGGCCGATAGAGCGGGTAGTGCCAGACCTTGCCGTCGTATACCTTGAGAACCTTGTCCAAGTCATGGGCCTGCGTGCCATTGAAGCACTCGCCGGAAATTTCGCAGGGCATGTTTTCCAGCGTCGTCGATTCAAACAGCAGCAGCCGGCCGTCGTCGGCATGGGCCATGATCCCCACATGGCTGATGCCCCACCCCGGAATCCCGTAGGTGCCGATGTTGATAAGCCCGCTGATCCAACTGTTGCCGGAGAATCCGATGACATCGCCGGCCTTGAGATCGACCGGGCTGACAATCTTGTCCACCTCGCGTCTACGCAGGGCTTGTACCGGAGATGCCGCTGTGGCGAGCAACTGACCGCATTTTTGAAGCATTGGAAACATGCACCACCTTTGGATCGCTGAACAGTGCCGTGCGGACGTTAAGGATGCGACGGGATTGACCGTTGTGGCTGATTTCGCGGTACTGCTGATCGCTGGCCCAGCAGTCTTCGCAGCGGGTCTCACCCGGGGACGTGACAACGCGACCGCAGGAGCACCAAACGGGAAGTTGCATTAGGACTCTGATTGAGTCGGGGCCGGAAGTGCAGGCACCGCATCGTTGCGGGCCTGTTGAATGACCGCGATGATGTCATGGATCAGCGCGTCCACAAGCTGCTCGTAATTGGGCAGCCCTTCGAGGCGCGTCACGAGCAACTGGCAAATCTGCGTTCCGACACGCAACAAGGTGGATTTCGCCAACAGGTTGCCAAGGCGTTCTTCGATCTGGTTGCAGGTCTTAACCAGCTTTTCGAGCGTGAGGATATGGCTGTTTACACGCCCGTAGATCGCCAACCGCTCCACGTCCGATTGGGCCGAATTCCACAGCCCCTCGATCATCATGCGGGTCAGGGCGATCTCGTCACGGAGCGATTTGATGTCGTCGTGCTCGGCGAAGGACGCCAGCCGGGCGCGGTCCTGGGCGCGGGCCAAAAGGTACTGCCGCATTCCCGGTGCGGGCGGCCGGTACGATCCGGCATGAACCGGGCAGTAATCTGATCCCTCCACGCGGATGCCCATGCACTGGCCGTAGCTGTCCGGGGCCTTGCAGCGCCGGGGGTCCGCCAGGTCCGTCACGCGCTCCATGTCCTGCCTCACTAACGCGGCCACCGAGACGTTCCACACCATAACCAGAGGCCAAAAACGGCGTTTTTTCCGGCGCGATTTGGGAATTGGCCCATTTTCACTCCATTCCGTGCCGCAACTGTTGATGTGGTTTGTGGAGGAACCCCATCATGCACCATCGCCGCCCGACGCCCGCGGCCACGCCGCGTCCCAACGGTCCAAAACCTGTCCTGCCGATGATCCACCTTGCCGTTTACCGCGTCAAACAGCGGCACCTGGAAGACTTCCTGGCAAGGGTCTACCGGATGGACGGCTTCAACTTTGCACGGGCGACGGGAGCCACGCCGGGCATGTGCCCGGAGTATCACGTCAGCCCGGCGCTGCCGGCCACCTACACGGCCACGCAGGAAGCCGATCGCATCCGCCGTGGCCAGAGGACAGGCAACGTGCCGTTGATCCTCAACGTGCTCTGCCTGGACGGCTACATTCCCGCGGGGCGGTATACCATCGACACTCACCCCGATCCGCCGCCCGGCCAGGTCTACCGGGCCTTGCTGATCGATACGGGCGATCCCAACCACCCCCGCTGCGCGGCCTTCCGCCGGGAGCACCGCAGCAACCGCGCGTTTACGCAACTGGCGGTGCAGATGGACAAGGCGGTCTTGGAAGCTCAGCGAGAGCAGAAATGAGCCGGCCGTTCACATGTTGCGGCCGGTAGACCCGCGATGTGGCCTTGATTCTCGCCGTACTCTGCACGGCAAAGGCTTGACACGACCCCTGGTTCTTCGATTATGCTATCGGACGATTGCCAAGGTGCTGGGACACTGTTGGCGATTGCGCAGACTGCCATAGCGGAAAAGGGATTGGAATATGGGCAGAGTTTACCGGAAACCGAAGGAGGTTGAACAATTCCTAATTCGGGAATTCGTCTGTGACGCGCTGCACTATACGATTTCTCGCCCTGAATGGTGTGAATCGCCAGACGCCATACTCACCTTGCGCAAGGGACGGGCCAAGAGGCGTGTCGCAATCGAGCATACCGGCTACTTCAATGACACAACGGCGGGGCAATGCTCGCCTCTTACGCCGATTTCGGATTTCTGGAAGCGTGTACAGACAAGTCTCGGTCGTCGAATCAGCCATCGAAAACACCTAGCCGACGTGATGGCAACGGTGGAACTCAACACAGGACGATTTGCAGGCCGACCCGATTCCCGGACGCAGGAGGAATTGGCAAGGCAACTTGCAAAAGAGATTGTCGATTTCTTGGACGTTCATCCGATTACGGGCTCTGCGCGCTTCCCCGCACACTCAGCCGCTTCCCCCGGCACCGAGTTCTCTGACTTCCCGACGTTGAAACGTATGGTTTTCTCCATGCGCCTACAGCGGATTCCCGGAATAGCCTACTTCTCTCGCCATCACTGGACGTGTTTCAATATCTCGACTGGCTCTATCGGCCTTAGCCTGGAATACATCAGAACCAGCATCAAGAACAAGAATGCGAAGGCGGCAAGTTATGACTGGCGGTCAGCAGACGAGAAATGGTTGCTGATCGTAGCGGCATGTGGCAATTTAAGCGAGCAGGCTGGTCCGCCGGAAGAACGGAATTGGGATGATTCAGAACTGCGCACGCTATGCTGTAAGTCGCCTTTCGACAAAATCTATTTCTGGGAGCGTGCTCGCCGATGGTACAAATCGCTGAAACCCAGTCGTCGAATTGTTTGCCCCCGTGGGACATAATAGGGGAATGCCGCCGTAGAGGAGCACAGCGATGACATAGAAAGGGTGCCGCACGATGGCGTAGGGGCCAGTAACGACAACTTTCTGCTGGCGCTGTGCCTGGACGGCCGCATTCCCGCGGGGCGGTACACGATCGACACCCACCCCGAGCCGCCGCCCGGCCAGGTCTACCGGGCATTGCTGATCGAGACGGGCGATCCGAATCACCCCCGCTGCGCGGCCTTCAAGCGGGAGCACCGCAGCAACCGCGCGTTTACGCAACTGGCTGCGCAGATGGACAAGGCGGTCTTGGAGGCGCAGCGAGAGCAGAAATGAGTCGGGCGCTCACCCGTTGCGGCTGGTGGTGGACCCGCGATGTTTCCGTAAGGCAAACCGTCGCTTCCCACGCTTCCACTGCTTCCAAACGACGCTTCGCAAGCGTCGTCGAATCCACGAGTCCAATTCGGCCAGCATCGAGGGGGTCTGGCAGAAGCCGACGTAGGCCAGCCACCCGTTCAGGTAGCGGGATAACTGCTCGATCCTCTGCGGTAGACTGATCCCCCGCGTCCGACAAATCGGGGCCCGCGGCGGGTTCTCGGCGTTCTGATTTGCGAGAAGACAAGATCGGACGCCCGCCCCGGGGGTCGCTCACTCTGCTGGTGACCGGCCGACTGACGCGCGAAAGGAAGGCTTCTTGACACCCGGCGTTTACCCGCTAAGTTGAGGGGATACCGAATCAATGCCGGTGACTAGGGGCCTTTGCTACACGATGTTGCGGCCCGGCGAAGCTGGCATGGCGCGATCCTCTATCAGGCTTATGTCAACGGTGGCACGCGGGCAAGACAGGCGGGCGTCAATGGCGATAAGCAGTTAAATGAGGAGATCCAGCCACGGGTTTCTTGCAGCCCCGTATGACAGACCTGGATTTGCCCCGGCTTGACCAAGAATTCCGAGGGGCGTTATGAGCAATCCAAAGCAGTTCTCCCCACGCGAATACTTGAGAGCGCGGCGTCCGGAAAGGTTCTCCGACTCCATCGCGGAGGAGAAGCCCATACTCGACCGCTCCATGCTGGAGTACCACCTACATACGCTCACAAGCCGGAGCCAAGAGAACGACTTTCAACACTTCGCTAGGCATCTCGCCGAACGGGAGGTTTGCCCCAATCTGTTGCCGCAAACAGGTCCAACAGGGGGCGGCGATAGCAAAGTGGACGCGGAAACCTACCCGGTTGCAGACGGCCTATCGTTCGTCTGGTACGTTGGGATTGGTCAAGAGGCGGCGTCTGAACGGTGGGCCTTTGCATTCAGCGCGAAAGAGGACTGGCGGACCAAGGTTCATTCCGACATTGACAAAATTGCTCAGACGGGGCGAGGCTACAGCAAGGCGTTCTTCATTACGAACCAGTATGTACGCGATCGTAGTCGTGCCGAGGTCGAGGATGAACTCCGTCAGAAGCACGGCTTCGATGTCCGAATACTTGACCGCACCTGGATACTCGACAAGGTGTTTGGCGGCCAACATGAACAACTCGCAATTCAGGACTTGCAGATTCAGACATCGGCGCGCACGCAAGTGCGAAAGGGGCCACATGATCTTGAGCGAGAGCAGGACAGGGAGGAAGTCGAGACGCGCATCAATGCCGCCAGCCAAAACGGCCATTTTGGGTTTCAGTTAGTAAACGACTGTGCCGAGGCGGCCAGGTTGGCGCGTGGGCTGGAGCGGCCTCGTACCGAGGTAGATGGCCTGTTTCAGCGTGCAGAGCGTGCTGCCCACGAGTACGGCAATCAACACCAAGAATTGACAGTTGCCTATGACAAGGCTTGGACGGCCATCTTTTGGTATGAGGATTATGCCCTTTTCAATGATCTTTATGGCGACGCGGAGAGGTACGCAGGTGGAACTCACAATGCCGACGAACTGGAGCTTCTCTCCAATCTGTGGCACGTGCTCTACGCCCTCGTTAGGACGGGGAAGCTTGATGAGGCCGCGTCGAACCTGAACGTGCGAACGGATGCCCTTTTGGGGGAATTGCGGCGACTAGGCGATGAGGAGAACTGGCCAAGCAGTGCCTTGCACGCCAGGTCACTTCTTCTTTGCATGCGAATCCCGTTATCGTCTCCGGACGAGAGGGCGGCGGTCTTTCGTGAGATTGATGGGGTGGTCCGCCAGAGCCAGGGACTTATAGGTTTCCCCCTCGAATCTTTGGCAGAAGCCTTGACGGAAATGGGCAAGTATCTTGATTCTTGCCCAGAATATGACGAGTTGTTCGCAACGATTGTGCAAGTCGTCTCCGAACGAAAAGGGGATACTGCCGCGGCACGCATGTTGCTCAAGCGAGGCGCCCAACAACTTGACGAGGATCGCCCCGCCGACGCGATCCGAACCATTGGTCGCGCCCTGGCCAAGCTTTTCAAATATGAAACCCGCGACGATATCGTCCACGCGCTCTGTCTATGTGGAGCTGCGTATGAACGAGTCGGGTTACTCTGGGCGGCGCGAGGCACGACCCTCGCGGCGGCGTCCATCGCGACCAGTGCCTCGTGGAGCGATGCTGAGGTGACGCCCCTTCAAGCCGCTTGCTTCAACCGGATGAAGTGGATAGAACTCCAACTCGGCCGTTTGCCGCATATCCTTGCCTGGCATGAGCTAGACCGTGGCTCGCGGTTCATACTTGCGCAGCAGGGATATGACCGGGCGGCTCTCGATATTGGTAAACTCGACTTCGACGGTATTCTTGGAATCCTGCTTCTGAGGACCGACCTCTGGGGACTCAAGGGGTTGTCGGCTATTCCCGAAGTGCTTGATCGCCTCTCCCTCCCATGTGCGGCGGTCTCGCTCGAATTCGCTCTCGGGTATGAGGAGAAACTGCGTTCCGAGTTTCTGGGGGATGACCGTGACGACGACAGTCTGCAAGACTTCTTTCTTCGATTGCGGGACCAACCCGCCGGCAAGGAGTTGCCAGCCGGTCCAATGCTTTGCGACGGCCGAACCGTGGTATTCAGTTCCATTATATTCGGCTGCAAAGTAACTGCGGAAACTGACAACGAGCTGCCGTGCCTGGCCCTGGGTGAGTCAATCCTTGCGGCCCTCGAAAGCTTGCTGTCAACTGGAACGGTTGATCGAATGGTGGCCCGCGAGCCGACGCTTAGTATTCGAGTGCGAAAGTCTGACTTCTGTGCCGAGTCCTTCGAGTTCAATACTGACGACCGCGACGGCCGTCCCCATGCGGAGGTTCGGTGTGGCACCTTTGATCCCGCCAGAATGTCACGAGAGATGCAAGGGGCGATCAAGGGCAAACTTTCCGACTTCATCGCCTATATCATGGGGAGAACCTTTCTTTTTGTGGACGGTGAGCAAGCCATCGTCAAGCTGTTTCGCGATGACCGAGCGCTGGAACGCGCCCTTAACTTCACAAGCAGCTTTGTTACGTTGGGCAATGTGCTGGGAGACTCGCCGCGTACCGACATTACGATGTGGTCAGATTCCAGTGCCCACGACTACCCGCTTTTGCGATCTCGTCAATGGGACGCTGGTACAATAGCTGGAGGCGATGGCGGTCGGTCGGTCGAAGCGGAAGGATCGAACGAGCCTCGGCGAAAAGATGCGATTGAAGCAATTAGTGCGGGGAACATTAGGCATACCGATATAGGAATGGTGTCATTGATCCGCGAATCGCTTTGGAACGAGGCGAAATGGAAAGGCACAGCGTTCGGTTGGAGCGAGAATGACGCCATGCCTCCTGTTCTCGGCCCGTGGTTTGAGAACGCCGAAGCCGCCAAGAGAATATTCGCCTTGTGGCGTACCGAAATAGGAAGGGTTGACACACAGGAATTGCTTCGGGTCGCCGTTATTCGTGGGATCAGCCAAGAGAACGCAAACGCATACCGAGTCGTGTTGGGTGTTAATCCGGCCGCGGCCATGCACAAATCCGGTGGCCGCCTTGCCATCATGGTATCACGCTGGAATACAATGCAACCGCCGTCGAGCGGTAATCTGAATGCGTTCCTGGCCAACTACAAAGCCGCAGGCACGTACTTGCTTGCCCACTACGTGGACTCTCCGGAATCACCTGGCCTTGAACTGGTATTGGATGACGCCATATCTAAGCGAGAACTCCACCTGCGAGAGGCTTGGGAGATCGGCAGGAACGACCCCGAAAGTGTTGGCATCATGCTAAGCGACCACCCAATCATTCCGGTCGATCATCCGGATGCACCCGTTCTTGAACTACTCCGGCGGAAGCAAAAACGCTGATGGCGTTGCTCCACCAACGCGGCGACGTGGTGCCGTAGAGTCCCGACTACTCGCCGCGGGTGAGACAAGCGAAGAAACCACGAATAAATGAGACTCGCGGCATTGCGGTGTCGTCGCCTGGCAGAGGCTTTCTTCTGACTGGCAATCGTAACGATGGCCCTCGGGGCAGCATTCCCGAAAACCATCGGCGCTCCGAAGTCCCCGCCCAACAACACGCCGGCCGGCTGATAGCTAGCGTTTCTTCTTCGATCCCGGCTTCGGTTCCGCCTCGGCTTTCATCGCGGCCGTGACGCTTCGCGTCTCCGCGATGATCGCCGACATGGCCTCGTTCCACGCCTGGGCATCCAGCAAACGGAGCGGACTCACCATCGAGGTGCCGGTGAAGGTAATCCGCACTTCGGAACCCTTCCCCGGTTTGTAGACGGCAATCTCGGACTTGATGGCTAACGCCGCATTTGCACCAGAAAAAGGGCGTGCCGTCAGACGCACGCCCCAATCGAAGACTTCACGTTCAACAGCCATGTCAGTATTCCTCGGGCAACAAGATGGTAGTGGCCGACCGATCAGCCTCCGTTATGATCCAGATTCTCGTGCCCGTGTCAAGAGTGTACGCGCTCAGCAGGCGTTCGCCCTGGGCGATGGCATCATCGTTGGCCTGACGGTCGGCGGCGGCCACCTGGCCCCAATCGCCGGCAGCGTGCCGCAGGATGAAATCGACCGGCTTCTGCCCGGCCTCGGTCAACTTCGCCAAGGCCCCGGGTGTAGCGACCAACTTGCCCAGCGCAAACATCGGGTTGCTCATGGTTATAGTCCTGTATTCAGATTCATCGCCGGCCGCGCAAATAGATCGGGTCAAACAGCCGCTTGAGGATCGTGCAGGCATAGATCGAGGCGTCACGGTCCGGCTGGTAGACCACCCAGTCTGGCGACTCGGCGGCCGGGCACCAAACGTAACGAGGCGGATCGGCCGCAGTCCAGACCATCCCGCGGGCCTCGGCCGCCGCACGCAGATGCCGTGTCGTAAAGTCCACGATTTCCTGGCGGTCCAGGATGCCGACCCAGACGTGCATTTCCGGCAGATTGCCCAGGGCCACCGACAAGGCACTTTCCAGGTCAGTCGGCGTCCACATGTAGGCAAAGTGCGTGTCGATCTGGCCATCGTCCTCCTCGCGGCGGACCCGCGGCCATTGGAGCGAGCCGGCCTGAATCACGGCCCGCAGTCCGTGCCGCCACAAGATGGTGGCCGTGTGGTGGGCGTAATAGAGGCACTGACCCGGCTGGTCTTCCAGCCGGCCGATCTGCCGCTCGATCTCGGCGATAATTTTGCCTCGTTTTCCCATCAGTGGTCGATCCTCACGGGTATGACTCGGGCCACTGGACCCTGCTCTTGTCGATCGAGAACGCCTGCCCGCAGGTCGGCGAGGACCGCCTCGTCCTGTTCAGCCGTCATGTTCATGGACTGCCTGCAACATGGGATCAAGGCGGGTTATGCCGCCGTCGTGATGCCGGACATAGTTGTACACGCGGGGACGCTTCTTGCCGGAAGGCAAGGTCTCGATGTAGTTTTCCATCTTCCGGTGGAAGTCTCGCTCCTCTTTCTCGGTCAAGACCCGGCTGTCGAAGCCGAAGGACGCCACCCGGCCGATCTCGATGCCCTGCTCTTGGACCTGTGCCCACAAGTCGAGCACGGCCAGGCAGTAGTCCCGCTCCCGCTCATTGTGGCGGATGCGGTCGATCACGTCTCGGGCAGTCTCGGCGGTTGCACACATCATTTGATTATGCATCAGAAGTGGTGAAATGTAAAGGTCAGGCCAAAGCCTCCACAACCATGCGGAACGCGAAATCCTGCAAGTCGCGTGAGTTGTCGCTGGCTTTCGTGACCCAATGGATACACTCTTCCAGGGCCGTCTTCAACAATGGCTTGCTGCGGTCGCTCGCCTGGTCGTCGGCAATGTAAACGCCCGTGTCGTCGCAGAACCCGAGAATCCGCGTGCCACCGTTCATCACGTCGCGGAAGCAACCGACCGGCGGCTTCTCCATGTCATTGGTCAGCTTGTAAAGCGTCAGCCAACCCCACACTTCCTCGACAGCCGCCAGGGCCACGGCGGTGGCCGGCATGATTTCGTGCCCCTTCTTCTCCGTCTCCGTAAGCACCTTGGCATCGGTCCTGACGCCGAAGCGGGCGGCGGCCTCCACGATGTTGCTGGCCTTGATGGACTTGACGGCGTAGCCCTTCCGCCCCACAAACTCGGCGATGGTGGCGGAAGGACCGCACATCACGGCATCCGCCGCCACGGCCTGCCACGCCGTCTGCCACGCCTGCTGCTGCTCTTCCTTCGGCGTCTCCCATGACGGGCAGATGTAGTGCGGGTCCAGGCTGGACTCGTAGGCTGGCTTCTGATCGACCAGGGTCTTGAACAGCGGGACCAACTCGGAGACCGACGCCTTGCGGTACAGTTTGGCGATGGCCGCCTTGATGGTATAGTCGCTGCTGTTGCGGCACTCGTCGATCTGCAACTCGTCTTGCTTGAAGTTATAGTCGTAAACCGACTCGTCGGTGTTCTCTTCGATCTCGCGGACATAGACGCCGGCCCGGTAGATCACGGCCGACTTCTTGCCGTTCAGGTTTCGCTCGGCCTTAGACAGAAACGACTTCCTGACCTGCGAGGGATCGGACGAGAAATGCAGGAAGCGATTGGGCAACTGGTCCAGGTACCGCTGCACCTCGTCGTTCATCTCGACATAGACGCGGGTGTAGCCGTCCTTGGCCTTGATCTTCTCGTCGCAGACCGGGGAGACAAGCAGCCGTCCGTCGAGCATCGCCGGGCAGAACTCGCCGTTCTCCTCCCGCAGCGTTCGGTCGATGGCGTTGCTGATGAACTCCCGCAGGGCCATGCCCAGGTCGGTCCAGTCGATTGCGCCAAAATCGAGCACCCACCCCAAGTCGATGGACCGGGTGGACGTGCCGCCCATCTTGCACATGACCCGCTTTACCAGTTTGCGAATCAGGCCGTCGTCGATCTCGTCGTCCCTGGTCTGGAAGTCCAGCCGGGTCTTGCCGCAGTAGACAATGACCTTGAGGCCGGCACGCAGGAGCACGTTGATGGCGTGCTTGTTGCCGGAGCCGAACTGACCGATTGCGCCTTCCACGCCGCAGCCGCGGGTGGTCGAGACGCCCAGCAGGGTGAAACCTTCGATCGGGGCCACACCAGGATTCTGAACGAGCAGGTACATGGGTCGTCTCTCAAGGGTGCGTTATCGTGATTGCCTCAACTAGAGTAAGCATACCACAAAATTGCTGAATGTCAAATCGGCACGGCGAGATTCTGCTGCGATCGCGGTAGCCGCGTGTCCCACTTTCATGTCGCGGTAACATCGCGGGCGTAAGGACAAATTCGACGGCCGCCTTCGAGCACCGAGTCGGTTTGCGCGCCTCGGCCGCCTCTTCCTCAGCCACGGTACAGCCTCCGGTTGACCGCAATCGACTCCATTGCGGCACTACTTGGGGTGCGGTAGAATGACGCACAAACTCCACCAATGAGCCACAGGAACGCTGTAACGCTTGATGTAGGTTATTCACCATGCCACCGAAAGCTCTCCCCAAGGTCCCGCAGCGTTGCAGCGCCCCGAACTTGGAACGGTGGGCCTTGTCGCAGATTGCCGCAGGCTTTCCCCCGGAATTCGTAAGGAGCGTACTAGATGACAGCAGCTCGAACCGCATCAAGGCCGGAATGCGGGACAAAGCGTCCGAAAACTTGCGTACAGTTGCTCACAAGCTATGGGAGAGACGGTCGAAGCGGATTAGCAAGGCATACATGCTAGAAAAGGCAGGTAAGCGAGCCGAAGCCGTTCGGATTCTGGAACGCCTAGTTGCCGAGAAAGATATCGAAGGCTCGGCTGCCTCAAACTTGATCGACATGTACAAACGAGATGGCCGCGTGCAAGAGGCGATTACCCTTTGTAGGCAGCAGATTTGTTTGCTAACGGAGGCCGCCGAGAACGAGTGGTGTGTGCCATGTCAGCTTGGGGAGCCATATTACCGACGCAACTTAGAGACTCTTCAACGACAGTTGTCTGCTGATCCCCAGTTGAGCAATCTTCCATCGGTTTTCCCCACTTGTAACGGAGCCTGGATATTTCTCGGATGCCGTAATGCCTCGGTCGCCGCTCTTTGCTCGTCTCGTGGTGGTATTCGGGTTGCGTGGCCGGAGCTGGGCGATTTGTCTTCGCTCACCGTGGACTCCCTGGGTACTACGGTCGCGGCTGTCTTTCGGTCTCGGGGGATAAGCTTCTTACGTCGAACTGTTCTCGATGTCGGGGCGTTTCGTTTTGGGATGCGGGTGAATGACCCCGTTCTTTCTTATGTGCGAAAGGACGATTGGTGGCTGCTCGGGAGAGTCATAGGCGACTACGAGTACGATCCCGCAGGAGATCCGGCCAAGCCCCATTTCCGAGCGGTGGATTGGGGAAAACCCATTTTCGATCGCAGTATCCCGGGTGAAATCCGAAAACGGCTTAGGAGGTTCCAGTCCATAAGAGATATCGGCACGTCGCTCTGGAACGGCCTTTCGGCGACGGCTGGAGAACACGCAACGGCGCAGACGGGGACAACTGTCCCTCCGTGGGAGGGGGGCCGCCGGACAGGGAATGCCCCGGAGGCCGATCGGGAGCGATTTCTCAAGAGCTTCATCGCCGCTGCCGAGCAAGGCGAATACCTTGATGTCCAAGGGAACGGGAGTTACGTCGGCGCTTACGAATCCCACGTCATCCAAGCGTGCCGCAAGGCGAACGACCCCGAGACGCTGGTAACGAAGCTTGAGCAATTGAGGCGGGCTTATCCGCAGTTTGAGTCGGTGCAGGTTGGCATCAACTGCTACTTAGGCGAGTTTCTCTGGTGGCGAGGGGATTTCGAGCGCGCCTGGCAGTACAAGCGGCGCTATGCCGTCTGGGTCAGTACCGTGCTGGACATCAGAAATAAATGCCAAGACACACGGCTGGACGGCTCGGACATTCTCGCCATTTCTGGCAAAGGATATCTCCAATCCATTGGATTAAATCAAATCGATGAGGTACGCCAGCAGCTTACGGTGATGAGCGACGAGTTGTACAACAAATGCCAGAGAAACTGCATCACCGACTTCTGCTCGAAGTTCGATATGTTTTCGTTACGCACCGCCGATTTCGAGATGCTTCAAGAAATGTGCGGCGACAGGTCTGATTTCGAGCGACTACGAAAGCTCTACGGCACCGGCCCGGATGACCCGGAGAATTATAGCGACTGCTACAAAGGCGGTATTCGGTATCGGGAGCCGATTTACTTTTTTGGTCGAAGGGGAAAGCACATGAAGCTCATCCGAGAGACTATGGTTCCACCGGTCGTCCGTCTGGCAGCGGGTTGTATAACAGGGAAGATGGTGCAAGAAGCTGAAGCCCAGGTTCGACAGCGAATGGGCGTTCCGCCCGTGGGCGAAGGGTGGGTCAGTGAGACCGTCCTTTTCCGTGCAATACAACGGGCTTTCCCAGATACCAAGGTCGTCCAGCATTGGCGTGCCGATTGGCTGGGGCAGCAGCATCTCGACATCTTCATTCCTGCATTACGTGTTGCTGTTGAATACCAGGGTGCCCAACACTTCGCGCCGGTTGACCGGTTTGGTGGGCAAGCGGGTTTCGTGGCCACACAAGAACGGGATCGGCAAAAGGCAAAATGCTGCCGAAACCAAGGCGTGAAGCTGATTTATGCGATGCCCGACGCACCCGTCGCAAACGTCGTTGCTGACATTAGAATCGCCGCCGGTTTTGGATTATCGGCCGAGAACGCTAGTTTACAACACAAGGAGGCAGGGTATGAACGTCGGACGTAAACAGGGATCGCCACCGATCCATTCGTCGGCTAGGAACATCCTTGTGTCCAACAAGACCATAACGCCGTGCGTGACGCCCTTGAGGAATCCAGCGTGAAAGATCGAACACATTGCTTCAGTGGTGACTGCTACAAAGCAGCCTACCACTATGCGGAACGTTGGTCAGACATGATGAAAAGTGGGGCGGTTGAAAATGCACCGCTGTTTCTCGTTCACGGTGATGTCGTTCCTATCTCCGGTCCAGAGAAGGGCAGGCGGATCAACCATGCGTGGGTTGAAGTGGGCGAGGATGCTTGGGAAGTCAGTAATGAACAGTCGTTGCGATATGCGAAGAGCGACTACTACAGGGGATTTCAGGCGCGCGACCGCGTTCGCTATCCCTTCCGGGATGCTCAATTTGAGTACGCCAAGTCCATGCACTACGGGCCGTGGGATACTGACTCCGCTGAGCCTGATGTCAAAGTAATTCCGGAATAACTCCGCGGACGCAGAACCTATCATAGCGCCTACTCGCAACGGTTGCGAATCACTCGCGCCTCGGCTTCAAGAAGATCGGACGCCCGAAAAGCGGTGGAAGCCAGATCGGTGGCCAGGCGGGCAACCTCGGCCGCAAGCCGCTGTGCCCGTCGCGTCCGTACCAGGTTGTGCCGGCGGTAGTCGGATTGCATCATTCCGGCGCGGACACGTGCTTCAACGGCCAGGTTGTACGTTGACTCGATGATCTCGCTGAGTGTCTTCATAACAGGATGGCGGTTGCTGCCTCTTCCAATTTTCGGTCGCGGTTGGCATCCACCACCGTGCCGCGGCCGGCGCAGGCGATCGCGGCCTTGCAGTCCAGATGGATGAAATCAACAAACTCACTCATCGCCGCCGTTTCCGAGGAAATCCACCACTTTTTCCCAGCGGCGGGAGACCTGGCCGAGTTGGTCGCGGCCGGTCTGCTGTCGGTCCAGGGCCTCTTGCCAGTAGTCCTGGTTGATCCGCGCCTGTACGGCAGCACGGATCAGGTCCGCCATGACCTGGGGCTCCAGCGCGTCCAACTCCCAACTGTCGTCGCCGTATTGCTCCTGATACTTCTCGTAGCGGGCGTCGGTCGTCTTCGCCGGGTTGGGCGGTGGCCCGTACTCCTCGATCTGCTCCCAGGTCAGGGCGATGCGGTCGATGATGGCCGTGGAGCCGAACATCACCAGTCGGTCCTGGATGTCGCGGGTCATGTCGAGACCCGAGGGGTCGTGGTCGCCCAAGTGGACCACCACCGTGTCCCGGCCGGCCTTCTCGCGGCCGATCAGGCGTTGGGCTGCACCCCACATCTCGCTCTGGCTCGTGTAGCCTTTGCAGGCGAAGAACGGCACCTGCAATTCGTTGCAGATGCCCTCGATCACACCGACCAGGGCCTCCTTTTCGATCCACACCTCGACATAGTTCTCTTGCTCGGCCCACAAGTCCACGGCGTACTGGCTGGCGCAGGCCCGGATGATCGCGTGCGGGCTGGACCACGACGAATGGGTCTGCAAGTTCCGCGTGCGGTCTTCGATGGCATTCCAGTCGATCAGCCCCGCCAGCCGCCCGTCGTTGATGATGTCGCCGAGGTGCTTGTAGTTCTTCATCGTGTTCTTGGTGTCCGGCGGCAACCCATTCTTGCGGTTGTACTCTGCGTCGATCCACGAGTCCGGCAGCAGATCACGAGCGATAAACTGATAGTAAAGCTGACGCAGGGTCAACTTGAACCCTTGCCGCTGGTAATCCACAATGACCGTGTTGGCCTTCTGGATGATGGCCACGGTATCAGGGCGAAAGGCTTTGGTGACGTAGGCGACACAGGGCATGATGTCAATTCTCCGGGTGTAATTCGGTGCCGTTCACTCATCGTTCTCTTCCTCGCCGCCGTCTTCCTCCATTTCGCCGCCGCAGCCGCAGGTCGGCAGGCCGGCTTCGTCCAGCCACTTGCGGGTCATGCGGACCACGCAGCCACACTGCTTGCACGTCACTTTCAACATCCGCGTGGTTTGCGTCTTCGGCTTATTGCTGGCGACCAGGCGGGCGTGGGGATACTCGCCCAACTGCTCGATCAGTTCCTTGAGCCGGGCTATCAACGCCTCTCCGGCGGTCGTCTCCGTCATCTTGCCCTCCAAGCCGATGGCGTTGGCGACCTTGACGAACGGCCCGCGGTGCTTGCACTCGATGCCGACCGCCGTGTGGACCAACTCGTGGACCAGCGTGGACGTGACTTCGATGCCCTCTTTCAGGAGCGGGCTGATGAAGACCTGGTACGACTTGTCTTCGCTCGACTCGACACCCCAGCACTCGCCGATGCGGCGGGCCTTGTTCGCCAGGGCGGACTTCGAGGGGAAGCCGCACGAAACGCGGATCTTCTCGGGCAGCGGCTTGCCCAGCTTCTCGAAGTCAGGCCGAAGCAGGTCGATCATCTGTTGCAGCCAGTCTTCACGGATCACAGGTGCGTCTCCAAGAGTCGTGTAAACCTAGCCCCGACATTTATACATGCATCGAAATGGGTGCATGTCACATCGCCGCCAAAACATCTTCCAGGGCGTGAAAGCGATTGATACTGCCCAGACACTCTGGGGCATGGCGTTGAAACAGCCGCCACACAGCCGGCTTCGTGTACACCTTGCCGTCACGGGTGACGTGGCCGTTGTTGTTGAGCCAGTGGGCGATCTCGTCGAGCGTATGCCCCTCAGTCCGCAGTTCCTTCAACTTGGGGACCAGGTGGGCATACTTCCTGTCGGTCTCAGCGCGACGTTTCACGGCCGACCGCTCCGTGGCTTTCTTGAAACCGCGCAGGTGCTCACGGCCCGACCACGCGCCGTCGCGGGCCGACCCGAGCTTCACGCCGCGAGCCTTGGCACGCTGCAAACCTTGTTTCGTTAAAGTGCTATGTGCCATGTTCGCGCCAGCATGATGCGCCTTGGCATGGCACTCGCCGCAAAGAGGAATCGTTCGAGCCCCACCCCGACTCTTCGGAATCAAATGATGCCAGACCTCTGAGGGCCGATCACACTCAAGACACTTTACCCCTACCAGGAACGCATCACAAACGCCAAGATGGGTGCAAAAAGACGTAGCACCCATTTCACGCATGAACAATGCGAAATCGGGATCATCCGCTGACAGCAACACGGTGCGGGACTCCAGGACGCTTGAGATTGGCCAATTCCGGGCAGTACCGGTGGAGAATCCGCCACACGGCGGCTTCTGTAAATGGCTTCTTCGCGGTAGTAAGGAAGCCCTGGCTGTTGAGCCAGGCGGCGACCTCGGTCACCGTCTTGCCCTCGTCCCGCAGCCGCTTCATGGTCGGCAGCATGTTCTCGTAGGCTTTGGCCGTCTGCTTCTGCCGGGACACAACCGACTTTGCCTGCGCCGCCTTCCAACCGTTTTGCTTGCCGGTCCAGCGGCCGGGCCGCTTCGAGCCGAGTTGCACGCCACGGGCCTTCGCGGCGGCCAGGGCCTTCTTCGTCCGCTCGCTGATCTTGCGAGCCTCCTCCTCGGCGACGGCGGCGAGGATATGGACCGTGAACCTGTTGGCTTCCTTGCAATCGCAGCAGATAAACGGGACGCCGGACTCCATCAACGCCGACATAAAGGCCAAATTACGGGCCAAACGGTCCAATTTGGCGACCACCAGGGTGGCGTTGGCCATCTTCGCGTGCTGGATGGCCTTCGCCAACTGGGGTCGGTCGGGACTCTTGCCCGTCTCGATCTCCGTATAGGCGGCGATCTCGTCGCCCTCGCGCTCGGCGATCAGTTTCTTCACGTCCACCTGCTGGGCTTCCAGGCCCAAGCCGGACTCGCCCTGGCGCTTGGTGCTGACACGGTAGTAAGGAATGAAGCGTGCGTTCACGGTCGGTGTTACAGTTGACAT